GATTCGGGGGCTATCTTTTATTGATAACCCCCACAGTTCTAATTACTGCTTAACTTTATTGATTCAGTTATGATGTTTGGATACCGTTATTAATACCACTCATTGACTCAGCTAACCACTCAGCGTTCCAAGCCATTATATTTACATAGTCACCACGTTGAGCAGTTGTATCTAATATAATATTTGAAACTTGAGTACCAGCAGTAGAAACAGCCGCATCGCCTCCAGCGTCTTTAGACGCAAGGCTAACGATTGCACTTCCTGCTCCAATAGTAATGTCATTACTTGGGGTTTCTTCCCACACTATAAATTTGTAATGAACACCATCTACTAAAGTAGTTGGCAAAGTAATAGCTACTGCTCCGCCTGTAGCGGCACAAACAAATACCTTACCACTATCTTCGCTTGTTAGCGTTCTATCTGCATTGATGTATTCTATTTTCTTCTTGTATCCGTCGGTTTTTCCACTATTTTCATTTAGATAATCAGCTCTCATTATTAAACTCCTTCTAAGTTAAGTAGATAGTGAGTTTCTGGAAGAGAAACTTCTAAACCAGCTTCTGTAAGAATCATATCCTTACGAAGGTCTTCATCAGCAGACTGTACGTTAGTTTGCACTTGAGTATCACGATTAACACCGTTACCAACTAGTGGACGATATGCCACATGGTCTAAGTCAACCATCATCAAGAAACCGGAAGAGAATCCTCTAAATAGAGGTTCTTTTACCATGTTCATTGCACCGTGAATAGTGTCAATGGTTAAAACTTTATGACCAAACCTGCCATCTTTCTGACTTACATCGTATTTGTAAACATTGTTTGAATGTCCCATAGATGCGTCAAGAAATAAGCCGTCACCAAGTTTGTTAAAGAATGTTAATACTGGCAAACTAGCAAGAGCTAATTTACTATCAGTGCCTCCACGAGCAGGGTCATATACAACTTCAAAATCAGATAAGATTCTGTCGTATGTTAATTCTGCCGCAGTTGAACTACGAAAGTATGGAGCACCAGAACTGTAAGATAACGCACTGTCATCTACAACTGCTGTTCCATTTTTAATAACGTGTCCAGCAATACCTTCTGTGTACTGAATACCGCCAGTGCTTGCACGTTGTCCGAAAAGCATAGCACGTTCAATGTCTACTTTATGCTCACGAAGTTTAAGATTCCAAATTCTTTGGAACTCATCTGCGTATCCACGATATTTCGTAGCACGAGCTGTGTTAGACATTTCACAACCTGTTTTAAAGATTTGGGTATACCCATAATCATTATCAAGCTCTTCAGCAAAAACGTCTGGAGAACCAGTTCCTTCAGCAAATGAAGTACCGATTACCTGACATTTTGCGTTATCCGCACCAGTTTCAGCTCCGTCAACTGCTGAAATTGTTTTTCCTGTAAAAGTTGTTGTCGAACCAGCATCAACTGGAGCAGACTCAACTCTGACTATGATTGTTTCAGGTGAGTTATTTTCTTCATAACCAACTGCAAACACCATACCTTTCACAAGCCAATCAACTGACGCACCGCCAGAAGTATCAACTGTGTATGTTAATGAAGAACCAGCCGCAGGAATTGAATGAGAGCCAGCAAGCAAAAATGCTCTGTCTGTCATTGAAACCTTTGTTCTGTCTTCTAAGAATCGGAATTGTGGGTCATCCGTAGGGACTTTAGCTACCTTTGAAAGGTACACGAAGAATGGAGATTCCTCTGGAGCTAAGTCAGCCACACGGTCTGAGAAGTTAAATAACCTACGAGTATGATAGCCAGAAGCGGCTGAACCCGGGTCACCAACCTTCACAATACCTTGATTGTAAGTGCTCATAATTACTCCTTAGAGATTATATATTTGTATTTCTAGACGCACCCATAATACCAGACCAGACATCTTCTATTTCTTTTGGTTTTTCAGGAGCCGCTCCCTGAACAATCCCAGCCGTAGGGGCTATGTTTTTTGTTCTTTGAACTGCTTCTAAATTTTGAGAAACCTTCTGCTCTCCACCTTTATGCTTTCTATACACATCAACCAATAATTCCAAAGGAAGTTCTTCTCTTGGAGTTGTGGCAAAGTTTATAAAATCATCAGCCATTGCAGGGTCTTCAAATCCATATTTATTAGTTAAGTCTTGTCTTAAATTATTGACTGCCATTTGCTGTTGTAAACCACTAAACTGTTGTTGAACAGCTTCGTTTACAAGAGCCTTCTCTTGGTTAACCCTCATTTCATATGAAGGTGAACCGGGTTTGTAATAAGCTTCCCAAGGGTCAAAAGAATCTTCAGTTAATTCTTGACGCTGTGGTTCTTGCTGATTACTTACCTTGTTACCACTTAAAGTGCTTCTCATAGCTTCAACAACGTCTGGTCTTTTTTCTAAGACCTCTCCTAATTGTCTATACTTGCGAAGTTCCTCGACTTCGGAATTAAGCTTTTCGTATTCGGCTGTTCTCTTATCATACATTGATTGGAACTTTTTAGCTTCATCAATAGGTTGCTCCTCAGTTCCACTAACTTCTGGATTACCTACTTGTTCAGGCTCAACAACTTGTTCTAAAACTTGCCCTTCCACACCTTCTATTGTGTTAACGTCTCCGTTCATAGTGTTATCTTCCATTATATTCCTCGATTTCTTTTATTATTAGCATCACCTTCTTACAGATGTCTATAAAAGCAGAACCGTGTAATATGTCCACTACTTCTGTTTTCATTAGCTTACAGCCTGCGTTTCTGCATCAACAATTCTTTTAAGATTATCAACTTGAACTTTTGTTTTAAACTTAGTATCATTTTGAATTTCATTAAGCCTAGATTTAAACTTCTCGGTCTCTGCACGCTTACGAGAACTAACTGTTTCACGTTCTGCTGTTTGCAGGTCTCCACTAAGTTTTTTAATCTGCTCTTCTAATTGCTTGATGTATGATTGCATTTGAGCCATTTGACCCTTTCGCTGTAAAACTCCTTCTTTGTCAAAGATTTCAGTTTTCTTTAAAACCTCGACATCGTCTACCAGATTCATTTTAAACGCTTCCAAGTACATTTCATATTCAGCTATCCTATTGGAAGGTAAAGTAGAACCGGATATTATTCTCACATCATAATGCCCAATGGTGATATCGTTTGTTATGGCATTAACTTCTTGACCTTTATTATCGTACATACTATTTACTGTAAATTCAGTAATATCGTTATTTGGTTGCACAATTCTAAATGTCTTTTGGTAAGTATAGTGACCTTTAGCTAGATTGTATATACTACGACCTAACCTAGTCAAACTTCCTTCGACATCTCGTAGTTTTGATTTACCACGAGTTTCACCCATCTCCGCAAGTAAAGCAGTACCTCTAACTGTTTCCGGAGCCGCTTCTTTAAATCCTTGCATTAATTCAGGTATGCCGAAACTTAAGTCTATATAATGTTCTATACGACTTATTAAATTATAAAACTCTCCAGATAATGATTGTGGGGCAGGGAAGTGCGGTGCACCAAACTCAGGGTTATATGGTATGACAGCATTGGGTCTTGCCCAATCCTGCTCCAACTGCCCCAAATCATCTACGCTCCCCTCTGGGACTAGTAGTTTTAATCCAGCAGAGGCTTGAGCGTGTGAGAGAGTAAGAGAGAAAAGTTTGTTCAATAACCTTTGAGAGTCTTGAACTTTTGATATATCTGATTTTGGGTACGGAGTTCCTGTCCATATATTTGGAACTGGTACTATTGGGTATATATCAGTATTTAAAATTTGTTCATATAAAAGTAACTCGCCAACAGTGCAAGTTATTTTAATTCTTGTTTGGACTACTTCAACAATTTCAATCATTCCAGCTTTAATAAGTAATTGAGCTTGTTCATTTGCTACAAATTCTTCATATTTTTCTGGACTTAGTATAACTTCAGAACCATCTTGTTTGTTGAATATCCTATAAAATGGGACTTTTACTTTTGTAAATCTTTCAAGTATTCTATACTTACTAACTCTGTTATACTGAGAGTCGTATGTATTGTCAGGTGTAAATGAATTAGAACTATTTCTTTTTAATGACTCTGGGTAATCATCTTCATCATAGTATGTATCAAGTTCTTCTATGTATGGCTCAACTTGAGGATACATATTAAGAAGTTGGTCTTCTGTAAGTATAGTAGACATAATAATACCAGACGCATCGTCAGCATATCTATGTCTTGAAGCTGGGTCTATGTAAATACGAAATGGGTCAACATATGTAAACTTTACTTCTCCTCTTCCGTAATCAGCTTCTGGGTCTATATATGCATAAAAGTAGCCCATGCCTGCTGTTGCATAATCATGGACTGCTTGTTTAAAATTAACATCTCCATCTGAGATAT